GAGACCATTGTGCTCTTAATTTTCTTTCAGTAACTGATACTGTAACTGACTCTAAGTCAAAAGATACTTCACCAATTCTGTCTTCAAATTCTAATTCTTCGTAACGTTTAAATACTGCAACGAAAGAAGTTTCAGTATCTGCAGATGTAATAGTCGTTCCTGTGTAACCATCTAATGTATCAGCACCACAACCAACACAAGCTGGACAAGATAAATCAACTTCTAAATAGATGAAACCGTTAGCGTCACAGATATTTCTGAATGAACCACCATTTCCTGTAGATGAGAAGTTAGTTTTAACTGAATTACCGTATTGAACGATACCTTTACCATATTGTTGTGTAACAACTCTAAATAATAATGGTGTGTTTGCAACTACTGTACAAGCTGATTCTGCAGAGATAGATAAACCAGCTCCTTTAGTGATAATTAAATCAGTTAAGAAAGATTCAGTATCCATTTCATTTCCATCAGGACCGATTAATTTACCTGCACCTGTTTCTGCGAAACCTGACATTTTGATAATTACTTTTCTTACAGTCGCTCCGTCTAATTCTTCAACTTGGTCAACTAATTCAGAACCTGACCATACTTGAACTCTAGTGTCCGCAGTGATTACCGCAAAAGAACCTTTTGAGTAATCAAATAATCCTGCTGGGTCCAATCCTGGTTCAGCACCTTCATAAAATAAATCATAAAGATTTTTGTTACCATAAGTAGAACCATCACCATATCCTGCACCTACTTCCGCAGGTCCGTCTGGAGCTCCAAATGGTTTAAAGTGATTACCACCATCGTAACCTTGAATTTTAGGTACGAAGTAGAACAATTTACCGATTGGTAAGTTCATTGCTTGTACTGAAACGATGTCATTCGCTAATAATTTAGAGAATACACGTCTAACAATTGGAAAAACCACTGTTTCAAATGCACCTGTATCAGATGTAGATGATGCTTCATTGATTAAGAATGATGCTTGGTTTTCGTATAATTGTGCTACGTTTTCTCTCATGTGACCTTTAAGACCCTCTAAGAATCCTAATTTGTCCCATTTGTTGATTGTGTCTTCTTTGATAACTTTAAGGTGTTTTAACCCAATGTTACCAACAAGACCTGATTCTAATAATGCTCCCATTTTTTTAGTATTTTTTTTTTAAGTTTATTTTTATTGTTTAACCTAATTTACCCATTAAGTCCTTCATTCTTAAGAATTGAGGATTTTCATAAGTTTTTGATTCAATTAGGGTTGTTGATGAACCTGTAGAAACTGATTTGTTTAATTTTGTTGTTACCGATTCATTAATTGATTTTGTATCCGTCGAAGTTAATTCGTCTTTAAGAGACCTATAAAGATTTTTAGATTCTTTTAAGGTTTCAACATCGTCAAATCTTCTAAGGATGTTTATTTTTTCTTTTTTAGTTGTTGAATGTTCTGTAAACAATCTTGTAGCATAAGCCAAATTTGAATTAAAGATTGCAACTTCGTTAAGTTTTTCTCTAAAAACATTTAATGCTTTTCTATACTCCTCATTTTTTCCTCTTAACATTCTAACTTCTTCTTGAGTAGATTCTGTTTTAACACCACTATTACTATAAACATAATTTCTATTATTAGTGATACCTTTTCTCAATCCTCTACCTTCTTTGGAACCCATTCCATATGTTCTAGCAGCTTCTTTAGTTTCAGATTTTTCAAAATCTGCGTCATCTCTACGACCTTTAGTAGTCTTAATGTCTTTGTATCCTTGACCTTCTTTAGTTTCTGCTTTAACAATTTTGGATTTAGCACCCATATTTTCACCTTTCTTGTATTCAAACTTAGGTTTACCAGTACCAACTGATTTAGGACCTTGTTTTCTTTTTTCATTAAATCCGCCATTAGTCTTATTTTTATAAGAAAATTTAGGACCTAATCCTATTCCAACACCTTTAGGTTTATAAGTTTCATTGTAGTATCCGTTGTCTCCGTCTTCGTCATCTTGTTCGTCCATGTTAAATTGGTTGAATCCGTTGTCTCCGTATCTGCCTTCGTCATCTTGTTCGTCCATGTTAAATTGGTTGAATCCGTTGTCTCCGTATCTGCCTTCGTCATCTTGTTCGTCGATTGGTATTAAGTTGTCATCATCCAATTCAAGTTCATAAATAGTTTCAACTTTTTCTGGTTCACCCATCTCAATTTCATAAAGAGTTTCTTCTCCGTCTAAATCATCACTATCAACATCACTTACATCACCAGAGTCAGAGAAAATAGCATTAATAACATCATCTACTGATTCGTCTTGTTCATCCCGCATACTATAATTGTTTTTTTTGTCTTTATAAGATTCACCAAGTTTCACAAGATATTCTACATTAGCATCATCATCGGATAAATAAACGTTCTCACCATCTTTTTTTACGATAATACCGTCATCTTCACCCATAGCTTTGAATACTTTTAAAATTTCTTCGTCAGAAGCGTCAGTTAAATCTATTGGACTTTCATCTGAATCCATATCCATGTCCATATCCTCTTCATCAGAGTACATATCTTCTTCGTCATAATCCATATCCTCTTCATCAGAGTCAATGTCTTCTACATCAGAGTCCATATCAATATCATCATTATCAACATCAGCATTCGCGTCAGTATCTAAATCAATCTCATCTTCTTCTTCTTGTTCAGAAAGAGATTCTTTTACTAATTGGTTGATTTCTTTCTTCATAGTTGAAGCAAGTATTCCTTTTGCATTTTCGGCTATAGCTTCTTCAACTTGTTTCATTTGAATAAGAGCCTCTTGAACTAAAGATTTGTTTTCTTTCATTTAAATCTGTTATTTTTACAATATAAATAGTGTCAAATCATAAAAAATTCAATTTTATGGTATTACATTTTTTTTTATTTTATATAAGATTTTTAAAGCATAAAAAAAAGCGGTCGATAAACCACTTTTTTTTGTTAAATTTTTATTGAGATATTATTCAATTACCTCATCAATTTTACTTTCCGATACTGAAGTAATTCTCCAATCATTTGTAAATCCTTGATACTTTTCTGTGACTTTAGCTTCCACATCGGTTACTGAGAATCCTTTAACAAGTTTCTCTTCTCTAATTTTTTTAATTTTTCCAGTATTATCATCAAGTAAATCGTACTGAATTTTTGCTACAAAATATTTTTCGTCCATAATTTATTATTTTCCCAAATAATCGGTTAATTTTCTCATTAAGTCAACTCCTTTAGTTTGAAATTCTGAATTTTCAACCGATTTATATTTTTTTTCTTCTTCTAAATTCTCTTCATATTTATTTCTATCGTTTGGATTAGTAAATAAATACGCTCCTGGTGTTGACGGAGATGATACCAAGTCAAAACAAATTAACTCAAAATCATCTTGAACTTCATTTCTTTCTCCAACTTTTTTTAAAGAACCAACCCCTCTTGAAGAAACTCCCATTGTAACACCTTGTCTCATCAAATTAGCTGCTTGGTCTCCTTTAGTTGAAACAATACCTCGTTCATGAAATCCTGGAGATGTTAACAATTTAAGTTTACCCATTAAGATGTTTTTATCCCACCATACTTCTGTGATAATATGGGACACTCTATCCAAGTCAATTAAAGAAGATTCGGGATGGTTAAGTTCTGAGGTAGATAGACCTTTCTCAATCGCCTTTTTATAATTTTCAGCTTCTCTTTTTAATATTTTTTCAGGATAAAATCTTCCGTTTCTATTTGGAGTATCATACTTCTGTAATACCGCATAAAATTCAAATGGATTTCTATAATCCATTTCAGATGCTTCTTTTAAGATTTTGGCATTTCTAATATCTTTTGGTGATATCCAACCCGCGTCTGTTTCAACCAATATTCCATGGCCTACTTCACTTGCTTCTAAAATTCTTAATTGTTTCATTAATTCTTTTTATGATAAATATATCATACAAGTATCTTTTTAATGTTATTCGTTTTTTGATGGTGAAAATTCAAAATATTTATTTTGAATTACATTTTCTTTAACAATATTTTTAATAATTGTTTTAACCGATTCTTTAATTTCAGAACATTTAAAATCCATTTCATTATTGGTATATAAATTAACTTCTAAATTTAAAAAAGATTTTTTACCGTGTAAAATACCACTTGTTCTTAAGTCTAAATCAACAATACTTTGTTCTTTAAAAAGTTTATGGTTTATG